AACAACACCCTTCTTAATACTGCACAGACCAAAGGTGCTATCTCTGATAAAGAAATGGCTCTATTCAAATCTGGTGTACCAAGCATGAACGCCAGTGAAGAAGTTTGGAAGGCTTGGATTAAAGCTAGACAGACAAACCTAAGAGTAATCAGAAGCAGAATTGCAAACAATATTACTGTTGGTCGTAGTGCTGATGTTGGCTTTGAAAATACCTACACAGTAACAAGTAATGACCAAGGTTCAGAGTCTACTCAGGCATCTCAACGCACCTATACCGAAGAAGAAGACGAAGCTCTATTTAAATAGCTAGTAAACAATAGTAGGTCTTAATAATATGCAGCCAAAAACACCTAAGCAGTACAAAGAAGCTTATGAACGTCATAAGAAAGCAGGTAATAAAGATAATGCTGCACGAGTGGCTCAGTTATACAGACAGCATCTTGCACAACAGCAGTCCCAAGTTGCACCTGAAGATAGAGACAATGCCTTTCAGTTTTCTATTGACCAGGCACAGAAGATGTATGGCGGTGCTGTGCAAAATGTTGGACGAATAGCAGGAAGTCCGAGTATTGAGCAGTATGGTAAGCAGGTTTCTGATAAACAGGACCAAGACATAGCCAAAGGTGGCTACCAAAGCAACTACAGTTCAGCTAGAGATTCATACGAGAAAGAAGGTTTATCTGGTGTTGCTAAATGGGCTACTGAAGGTGCTGCTGAAAATGCAGTGTCTGGTGGTGCCGCTTTAGTAGGCACGGCAGCTACACTCGCAGCCTCTGTATACGGTGCTCCTGTGTGGCTTGTAGGTACTTTAGGGGCAGGGACACTGGTTAATAGCTATGCTTTAGGGTCTGGGGACAATGTCTTAGAACAGCAAGAGAAAACTGGTGATTTTGATGCAAGAGTAGCTACTGGTGTTGGTATTATTTCAAGTCTCTTAGACCGTGTTGGCGCAAAGCGAGCTATACCAGACGATTTACTTAGTAAAATGACAACTGAAGAAGTCATTGGCGAACTAATGTCGCAAGGCAAAGTAAGTGCTGCAAAAGAGTTTACTAAAAGAATTGGTGCAGAAGCTGTAACTGAAACTGCTCAGGAAGCTCTTAATATGGGCGGTACTGCATTAGTTGGTGGTGATTACACTGCCCAGGAAGTCAAAGATAGAGCTCTTGATAGCTTTCTCTTAGGTGGTGTACAAGCAGGAGCAATGAACACTGGTATCAGTACGCTTTCATCTGCAGCTAACCTGGTAAAAGGCAGCGGTAAGAAATCAAGCAAACAGACTGAACGCCAAGACCAAGCTCAGGCATCTTTTGCACAACGTCTTGCGGCTAAAGTTGATGATTCACAAAATGCTGATGGTCCTGCATATGATTTGAGAGATGTAGACCCAGATAGCCGCTCTGGTGCTAAAGCTGTAATAGACAGTGTACATACAGATATGGCAGCTCAACTCAAAACACTTGTAAACCTACTTAAATCAAGATTAAAGCCCGAAAAAACAGACCCTTTAAATGTTGTCTTGGATAAATCTGAAGCAGCAGTAGCAGCGGTAAAGGCAAAAAACAAAGTAAAAAATGTAGTTGATGCTAGTGATTTTAAAGCTTTTGAAAACCTGGTCGGAGATACGGCAGAAGGGCAACTGGCAATAAACTTAATGCATGAGCTTAATGAGTTAACAAGAGTTTACTCAGACGGCCTTACTGGCGGTGTAAGTAGATATACAGATGCAATGTCTCCTGTTGGAGCTTTAGATAACTACTCCAACACTGGTGGTGTTATGCAGCAGTTTGCTAGACCACTAGCGACAGTTGCCTTGGCTACTGCTAACCCAGGTCTTGCAGCAGCTCAGGTAGGTACATTTACCGCAGGTAGAGCTATTGATAAGGTCACAGGTAAAAGAAGTCGTGTTGGAACCTATGTTGCAAAAAACCAAAATAATCCTGCACAACCTGTACCTACGCAACCATCGCTGAGAAATGCTGAAATAGCAGAACAACAGGCTGCACAAGAAGCAGAGATAGCAGCTCAGGCAGCAGCAGAACAACGTGCTGCAGAAGAACGTGAAGCCAACCTGGACCTAGTCCAAAGAGGTGCTCCACCGTTACTAGGTAGCCCAGAAGACATCTTTAGAGATGGCACGGGTTTAGACCGTAGTGGTCTTGCCCAGGTTATTCGTATATTAAAAGCTAACCCGAACACGAAAGCAGCTATACGTAGAGCTATAGAAGCCTACGAAACCAGTATTGCCACTGGTGGACGAGTAGATTTCTCTCTTATCCGTGACATTAACTCCCTGGTAGACCAGTTCCCACAGCTCAAGCAGCTACAGGTACGTCCACGTAACCAGGCTACAGCTGACCAGGCTATACAGCAGCAGTACTCGCAGCAACAACAGAACTACGAGCGTGGTATTGAGAACAACAGACAGTTTGCTACGCAGCTTACTGATGCACTGAATGCAGACAAAAGTGTACAGCCAATACATAAAGCATTACTGCTAGATTCCCTGGGACAAATGCAGCTAGATTTAGGTGCTAACCCTGTCAGCCGACTACAAGCTATGGAAGACCGTCTAGCTGAGAAAGGTGTACCTGTAGAGGCAGTACAACAGTATTTCGCCCCTTACATTGAGCGTGTTGTAGCACAGCAGGAAGCAAAGCAGTCTTTAAATAACACAGAGCAAGCTGTTGATGATGATGCAGACCCTGTAAATGATTCTAAAGGGATAACTCTCGCAGGAAAAGTAAAAATACTTCGTGAACAATATGAAGAAAATCCAAACTCCAAAGAGGCAAGACGGGCATATTTAGATGCTAGAGATGCACGAGATGCTTCAGGTGACTTTGGTGAAGAAGTAACTCCTGATTATAAGGTACAACATCAAGCACCAGTGTCTGATGATGACACACCTCTGCATATTTTAGACCAAGTTATGCCTGACTTTTACGCAAGACCAAGAGATTACAAAACAGGCAGTAAACTGGACAGTAAAACTTTAGACATTTTACAACAATTAAAAGGTAAGCCAGAGCAGATTGTTAAAGTATACAGAGCTGTTCCAAAAGATGCTCCTGATACTATTAATTACGGTGATTGGGTAACTGTTAACAAACAGTATGCAGAAGACCACGGTGAAGGAATGCCTGAAGGTTATAAAATAATTGAGGGTGCTGCACCTGCAAAAAATATAAAAACTAATGGTGATTCAATACATGAGTTTGGCTACGCCCAGAATAAAGTAAACCGTATACCTATCTACCATTCTACTAATGAAAAATTTGAAGATTTTGATTTAGATAAATCCGCAGACAACAGTATCTGGTTTTCTGATAACTTGGAAAAAGTGGAACAAGGGTATGATGGTGCAAGCGGTTCTGCATACGTTGTTACAAGATATATTGATGAAAATAAGTTAGCTTTAGCTACTAGAGACCAAGAAGACAAGATGATGCACTTCGAGCTTCAGCAAATGGGCTATGATGGTGTCAAGTATACAGACTCAGAAGACACTGTTTATCAAATTTATAATCCTGAAAAGCTACAAAAAACAGTTCTAAATAACAATGATGAAGGGGTATTGCTTAATACAGAAGACCCAGTCAACAACAGCGTAGAAGCTGCATTTGCAAGAGTGCAGGAAGAATATCTACAGCCCACCCCCGCAGAAATCAAAGAAAAGCTTCCAGAAGCTGAAGACATTGTCAATTTTACTATTGGTAAAAAAGGCACTGATTTTGAAGATGGCGTCCGCAGTGAAGATGATATTAGACGTATTGCCACCCTCTTAGATATTTCTATATCTGTTTTAAATACGCCAGAAGAAGCACGAGCAAAGTCACTATCAAGTAACACTCGTGGACAATACGGTGGTAAGAGGTATGGCACGGCAGGTCATATTAATATTAAGGGCGAGAACCTAATAGGTAGACCACAATATATAGCGACACTCGTACACGAAGTTGGGCATGGTGTTGAAGGGCAGACTTTAGACAGAGGGATTGCTGATGGTGCTCTGGAGAAATCACCCCACCCTCGTGGTAGTAAGGCACGTAATGCTGTCAGCTACAGACACGGAAGCTACAGAGAACATATGCACTTCGCCCTGAAAATTGCTAAAGGCGAAGAAGTCTATAGAACTGATTTAATTCTTCCTGACTATGATGAAGCTTTAGAGATAAGAAGAGAAATAGACCATATACAAGAAGCTTTAGTAGCTTTGAGATTTCCAGGATTTGCAGAAGGTTCTCTTGATACTAAGGGTCTTGTAGTACGTGAGTCTGTAGAAAAACTTATAGAAGATGAAGCAGCAGAAACTGCGCGAAGAGTTATAAACAATGGCTCTAGCAAAAGCTATGAAGTTATCTATGAAAATTCTAAAGAAAATATGATGAGAGAATATGGTAGGCCTCACATACGTTATCTCAAAGATACTGCCGAATTTGCTGTAGATTCAGTTGTTCTTTATCTAACTGACCCGCAGTTAATGAAGCTTATAGCCCCAGTAACCGCAGCCTACATGAGAAAAATCTTTAAAAAATCTGGTATGCCAGTAAAGTTTTACGCAAGCCCATTAGCCAGTGTGATGGCTATCTTACTAGCGGGTATTGCTAAAGGCATAGGCGGTGAAGAAGAAGAGCAAGTCCCTGGAGCACTTTCTATGCAACCAGGACTATTATCCACCTAGGGAGCACCTATGAAAACAGAAGCACAAGACCTGTTGGAGATAATCCACCAGATAAGCCTTATTAAGTCCTCAAAACTACTAACCAGTGACCAACAGCAGAGCATCCTCAAAGAGCTAGTAAATCAGCTGCCATTGAAGATGTTTTGCCAGGGACTATCACAGACCAGAGACATTGTTTTAGAGGTTTTGAATAAGGAGATAGCAAATGAAAAAACCGAGAACAGAAAGGCTAAAAGCACCCCCGAAACCAAAGACACATCCACAAAGAGCACCAAAGAAAAACTACTTTGCGACTCTGATGGAGACTCCAGAGGGAAGGGAGCTAAGAAAGCAGTGGTCAACAAAGAAAAGAAAAAACCCAGGAAGACCAAAAGGGGTTCCTGATGGACACACCAAAGAGTCCATTACCCCTATTCGCAAACAAGCAAAAATAGATGCTACCAAGGTGGTCGAAATTATGAGTGATAAGTACAACATCGAAGATGAATATCAGAAAGAAGCTCTTAAGACAGCAGTAGAAGTCATGAGAGTAGATGGACAGACAAGAGAACGTCTAGCTGCAGCACGTCTAGTTTTAGACTTCACAAAAAGTAAGCCTGTGTCTAAATCTAATGTGTCTATCAGTAAAGCAGAAGACTTCTTGGCATCCCTGGTTAACGATGAAGAAGAGAGCATAGATGAACAAGAAACTGAAGGAAGTACGAAAGAAGTTACTGAATAACTTTGACTTTTACTCCAAGTCAGCCTTAAAAATAAGAACCAAAGAAGGCCAGATTAAACCCCTCACGCTAAACCCTGCACAAGAAATTCTAAACAACGCTGTTGAAGACCAAATGTCCACAGAAGGCAAGGTCAGAATCATTATCCTGAAAGCTAGGCAGCAGGGTCTAAGTACCTACACTGGAGGCTACCTCTATTTCTCTGTAAGTCAAAAACCTGCGTGTAAAGCAATGGTAATTACACACCATGCTGACTCCACCAGGGCACTCTTTGATATGACAAAGCGTTTTCATGAGCATTGTCCAGAGATACTAAAGCCACACACTAAATACTCTTCAAGAAGGGAGATGAACTTTGATGTCTTGGATTCAAGTTTCGTGGTGGCAACAGCAGGTGGTGAAAGCATTGGGCGGGGTGAAACACTTACTCACGTTCATGCATCAGAGTTGGCTTTCTGGCAAAAGTCTACTGCACTGGATAACTGGAATGGACTTACTCAAGCCGTCCCTAATTCCAAAGGCACAGCAATTTTTGTTGAGTCTACCGCTAATGGTGTTAATGGTATTTTTTATGACCTTTGGCGTGGTGCTGTCGATGGTAGTAATGGTTACGTCCCTGTTTTCATTCCTTGGTTTACTGACCCTAATTACCGTGAGCCAATTACTGACAACTTTGAAAGAACGCCTGAAGAAATTGAGCTTGCAGATAAGTACGACTTAGATGACGAGCAGTTAGTCTTCAGAAGAAAAAAGATTGCACAGAATGGTATAGACCTGTTCCGACAGGAGTATCCCAGTGAACCAGATGAAGCCTTTTTGACTACTGGTAGACCTGTGTTCAACCCAGAGCAGCTAGTAGAAAAGCTAAACACTACTAGAGACCTAGAGCAACGTATGGCTCTCGAAGGTGGCGAATGGGTAAACAACCCACGAGGCGAACTATTTACCTTTAGACCTCATGTACCTGGTGAACGCTATGTCATGGGTGCTGATGTCGCTATGGGTATCCGTGGGGGTGACTATTCAGTTGCCCAGGTGTTTGACTCTAAGAAACGCCAGGTAGCCGTATGGCGTGGTCATGCCCATCCAGACTACTTCGCTGAAGTACTGTTTAACTTAGGTGAATACTACAACCAGGCATACATCTGTGTGGAGAACAACTCACACGGCATATTGACCTGTACTCGCCTGGGTAAAGACATGGCTTACCCAAATTTCTATACAGAAGTACAGCACGACAAAGTAACCGACAGGGAGACTGTAAAACTAGGTTTCTCTACCACCGTTAAAACCAAGCCCCTAATCATTGACCAGTTAAGAGCTGCAATGCGTGAGGGAGAGTTAGAGCTTAACGACAAGGTAACAATCCGAGAAATGATGACTTACATCGTCACAGAGTCTGGAGCTATGCAAGCTGAATCAGGCTGCTTTGATGACTGTGTAATGTCCTTAGCGTTAGCAAACTATATCCACCAGGGAGCCTGGGAACCAGTTGAGAGTTCAGACTCTTATTACATAGAGATGGTATAACAATGGCAAAAAAGCGAAAGAACTATAAGAAACTGTCAGACAACAACATTGTCGCACTCGTAGATGACCAGGTAAGTCTATCTATAGGGTATTCAGATTCAGAGCTCAGTACAGAACGAGCAAAGATTATCGATTACTACAACGGTACTCTTCCTAAACCTGCTCATGATGGCAACTCAAAGTACGTATCACTAGATGTATACGATTCAGTTGAGAGTCTTAAGGCTGCTCTACTAGAAACTTTCTCTAGTGGTAACAAAACAGTACGCTTCGCACCACAGAACGCAGATGACGTAGAGAAAGCTAATGTCTGCACTGAATACACAGACTATGTAGTCAATCGTCAGAACGACCTCTACACAGTGATGTCCACCGCTATACACGATGGTCTCATTGCTCGTGCAGGTGTTGTTAAGGTGTTCTGGGAAGCTTCTTCTGAGTTTGATTATGAAGACTTTGAAGATATTACTGATTCTGAGCTTGATATGCTATTGGCCCAGGATGATGTGGAGCTTGTAGAAAGCACTACAGATAGCCTAGGTCTAGTCTCAGGTACTATTAGTATTGAACAAGATACCAGTAAGGTCGTAATAGAAAACATTGCCCCTGAAGAGTTCTTGATTGAGACACAAGCTAAGAGCCTGGATGATGTTAACTTCTGTGCACACCGCACAAAGAAAACTATCTCAGAGCTACGTCTAGAAGGATACTCAGAGAAGCTAATCGACAAGATTGGTGACCACACTGATGTTGATGTTGAAACAGACCCTGAGTTACTCGCTAGGTTTGACAATGTAGGTAACTTTAAGAATACCACTGGTGATGGTTACCAGGACCAGGTACGTACCGTAATGGTCTATGAAGCCTACATAATGATAGATTGTGAAGGCACAGGTGTTGCAGAACTCTACCGTGTTATCAAGGCAGGTAATGTCTTACTAGAGAAAGAGAAAGTCAGCCGTAAACCTTTTGTTACTTTTGTACCACTACCAGTACCTCATTCTTTCTATGGCAACAATTTCGCAGACAAAGTAGTTGCTACACAGAACGCTAGAACCGTGTTAACCAGGTCTATCCTGGACCATGCAATGATTACTACTAACCCACGTTACACAGTGGTCAAAGGTGGTTTAACTAACCCTCGTGAGCTTATAGATAATCGTGTTGGTGGCATTGTTAATGTCAGCCGTCCAGATGCTATTTCTCCCATGCTACAAGCCCCTCTAAACCCTTTTATCTTCCAAACAATACAGATGCTAGGGGAAGACAAAGAGGACACTACAGGCGTTTCTAAGCTATCTCAGGGCCTTAATAAAGATGCTGTCAGTAAGCAGAACTCTGCAGCAATGGTTGAGCAGTTAGCGACCATGTCACAACAGCGACAAAAGATTATCGCTAGAAACTTTGCTACTCAATTCGTTAAGCCTCTATACCAGGAAGTTTATCAACTGGTCTGTGAAAACGAGAACGAAGAACGCATTGTTGAGTTAAGCGGAAAGTATGTTGCCTGTGACCCACGTTCCTGGAAAGAGAAGCGTGATGTTGTCATCGAGCTTAACCTGGGCTACGGAGAGCAAGAACGAGAAGCTCAGAAGTATATGGCTATGCACCAACAGTTCTCTACTGACCCAACACTGCAATCAATGTATCAGCCACAGAACCAGTATCAATTGATGTCTAAGGTAATGGAGCTTTCTGGTATCAAAGATGTTGCATCTTACCTGACTAATCCTGAGCAAATGCCCCCAGAGCAACCTGACCAGGCACAGCAAATGCAAATGCAAATGGCTCAGAAGCAGATGGAAATCCAAGAAAGACAAACTGCTGTTGCTGAGATGAAGGCACAGATGGATGCTCAGATTAAACAAATGAAACTTCAGCTTGAGAAAGCTAAGACTGAGAACCAACACGCTATTCAATCTGACAACTTAGACCTCAAAGAAGAACAACTAAGACATAAGAAGCAAATCGCTGCTGCTGAACTGGCACTCGCTAGACAAGCAGAAGAGATAACTGCCATTGCATCACCGAATGGCTAAATCAAGAAGTAAGGAGAGAGAGTAAATGACACAAGAAGAGCAAATGGTTAACCAAGGTACTGCCGCTGAGACTGTTCTTAGCAGCACAGCCTTTAACCAGGTAGTAAATAACTTAGTAGAACAATCGTTCCAAGCCTACGTCACATCTAACCCAGATGATGACAAAGGCCGAACGGCTGTCTACTACCAGTACCGTGCATTACGTGAAATTATCGACACCTTGAAACAATGTGTTGCTGTGCGTGATGAAATTACAAATAGAAATGAAAGCGAAACCCGCTCAAAAGAAGAGGAATAGACTATGTCATTTGATAACGTCAACGATAGTTCCAAATCTAACGAAGCAGCTGACTTGAATGTTGATGATGCTGCAGAAGCAATACTTGGAAACTGGGAGGACCCTGAAGAGGTATCCGAAGAGAACCAAGAGGCAACAGAAGAAACTACCGCTGAGACTGAGGTAGATGAATCTGTCGAAACTGAAGATGATACTGAAGAGTATGAGTCTGAAGAGGACGATGAGGACCCTGTAAATGAAGAAGACGAAACCGAAGAAGATGAAGACCAGGACGAAGACTCCGAAGAGTCAGTCGAAGAAGACGAGCAGCAACAAGAAGAAGAGCTCGTACTAGAAGACGATACCCTGGTAGAGATATCTGTCGATGGAGAAGTCAAACAGGCATCCGTCAAAGACCTAAAAAGACTGTACGGTCAAGAAGCATCTTTAACTAGAAAGTCTCAAGAAGTTGCATCACAGCGTAAAGAGGCAGAAGAAAGTCTACAAAAAGCTGATGCATCCCTCCAGGCAATGCTCCACCGAGCTCAAGAACGATTTAAGCCTTATCAAGACGTTGATATGTTAGTTGCTAGTAAGCAAATGTCAGCAGAGGATTTTACAGCGTTACGAGCAGAGGCGAAGCAAGCCGAGGACGATTATAAGTTCCTAACTGAAGAAGCTGATAACTTCTACGGATATGTACAAGAAAGACAAAAGACTGCTAAAGCTGAAGAGGCGAAAGAATGTCTCCAAGTGCTACAGCGTGAGGTTCCAGATTGGAACAATGCTCTTTATAACGATATCCGACAGTACGCTATTTCCCAGGGACTACCTGAAGAGTCAGTCAATCAATACGCAGACCCCAACGTCATTATGTTGTTGAATAAAGCACGTATGTTTGACCAGACAAAGAAGGTAGCCACTGTGAAGAAGGCTAAGGCAGCTAAGAAAGTCCTCCGTTCCAAGAAAGCACCTCCAACAAAGGCTGCCGTTAAAAAACGTGAGCAGCAAAAGAAAATCGAGGCAATGCAAGCAAATGGTAACGACCTGGATGTGATAGCAGACGCGCTAATGTCTAACTGGCAGTGATGCACTGTATTTAATCTCATTTTCCATTAAGGATATTTATTATGGCTACATTACAAACTTACCAAACCGTTGGTCTAGCTGAAGACGTAAGTCAAAGCATTGCTAACATCAGCCCAAGTTCTACCCCTTTCCAAACTCTTATCAAGAGTGAAAAAGTATCTGCTCGTACATTCGAGTGGCTCGAGGATACATTACGTTCAGGGTCGGCTTCAAACACATTAGCCGAAGGTGGCGATGCCACTGTAACTGCTGTTTCTCAGCCTACTGTACAGAGCAACCGCACACAGATTATCAGCGAAGCATTCAAAATTGCAGGTACTGTTGATGCTGTTAAGACTCATGGTCGTGCAAAAGAAACTGCATATGCTCTAGCTAAGACTTTGAAAAATCTTAAGCTTGACGTAGAAGCAGCTATGGTTGGCCACAGCGGAGCAGGTGCTGCAGGTTCAGGTGCTGTTGCTGATGACTCTTCTACCGCAGACACTGATGAATCTGCTGTTGAAGTAAACCGTCAAATGAAATCAGCTTCTAACATGATTACTACTTCGGTTGCTTGTACAGATTCAAATGATGCATTGACTGAAGATGACGTACTGACTCTACACCAAAACTGCTACACCAATGGTTCTGACCCATCTGTACTAATGATTTCTCCTAAAGATGCTTTAGGTGTTAAAGACTTTGCTACAGGTTCAAACAAAACTCGTGACTTTGGTAACAGCAAAACTGTAACAAATGCTGTAGAAATTCTCGTAACTCCATTTGGTACTGTCAGAGTCCTTCTGAACAGAAGTCAGTTAGCTACTGAAGCTTACCTGATTGACCCAACGATGTTTAAGCAGTGTGTACTACGTCCGTTCAGCCGTACTCTATTGGCTAAGACTGGCGATGCTGACACTCATTTTGTATTGGGTGAAGTTAGCT